CGAAGTCTTGACCTCATGTAGTTCCATGCGTATGGTGTTGCCCATTGTGTCAACTCATCAAAACCTATCCAACTAAAGGCTAAACCTTGATATCTTAATACGTCATCATCTCTATCTAAGTAAGACATCCATAGTCTAGCACCTGATGGTGCTTCCCATTGCATCTTTCTTTCTGACCACTTAATACCCTTCCATATTTGAGGATATAATTCTTTTGATTTAAATATAAGTTCTCTTAATTCTTCTGTTGTGTGTCTGAGTAACAAACCACTAAAAGATGGATGTCCCATATATCTCAGTGGGTCTGCTAACATAGCATAACTTTTTCCACCACCTGCAGAACCACCATATAAAACTTCTCTTTCAGATGCTGCAAGAAACTCTGTTTGAGGTCCTTCGTTTGGTTTAAAAATAATATTGTGTTCTTCTAAAGGAACATCTTCAATATCATCTATAATTTTTACCTTAGGCTTTTGCTCCTGTTCTACTTTCTTCAATCTCTTCTGCTTTTTGGATTGCTTTCTTCGCATACTCGGACCATTTTCTAAGAGTTCTAGCTTTGTTCTTACGTTGTTGCTCATGCATTAATCTTTTTCTTAATCCCACGTGAGATATATCTCTTCCTGTTTTTGTTGTAAGCCAATTAGCAACCTCACGATAAGAATACTGTTTTACATATTTTCTAGCTAATTCTATGGCTTCTAATTCATAAGGTATAGGGTCAAGTAAATCTGTATCATCTTCATTTAGCTTGTAACCAAAAGGTATAGTTCTAGCTATACGTGGTATTTGC